GCTTGAACGTGCGGTATGCGACTTCATAAGCGGAATGACGGACGACTTTGCAGTTGACTACTTCAAAGAGCTTTGCATTCCGAAAAGCTGGTCTTATTAACAGTTTTCAAAGAAAGGAAGAACGATGCGTTTATCGGAAGACTTTCTTTTAAATATCAAAGAAAGCAACGATATATATGATGTGATTTCATCGTATGTACCACTGAAAAAGTCAGGTACGGATTATGTCTGCAACTGCCCCTTCCACTCGGAAAAAACACCGTCCTGTCATATATATATGGCCACGCAGAGTTTTTACTGCTTCGGCTGCGGAGCGGCAGGCGATGTTATAAATTTCATACGGCTCTATGAGCATCTCGATTATATGGAAAGTGTGAAATTTTTAGCTCAGCGTGCAGGTATAGCAATGCCTGATGAGGAAGGCGACAACGGCATAAAAAGGCGTACAAGGGCTTATGAAATGAACCGTGAGGCAGGTAGGTTCTTTCATAAATATCTGTACTCCCCTGCCGGCAAGGAAGGCCTTGATTACTTATACGGCAGAGGTCTAACAGACCACACGATAAGGACATACGGTCTTGGCTATGCTCCCGATACATGGGATTCGCTGAAAAAACATATGAATTCGCTCGGATACAGCGATTCCGAGATGGAAGAAGCGTCACTGCTTTCAAAATCATCAAAAAGCGGTAATTACTTTGACTTTTTTAAGTACAGGGTAATGTTTCCCTTTATTGATGTCAGAGGCAATATAGTCGGTTTTTCCGGACGTGTCATCGGTGGGGACGATAACAGAAAGTACCTTAATACAAAGGCGACTGCGGTATATAATAAAAGTACATTCCTGTACAGCCTTAACCACGCAAAAAATGCTGGCGAGAGCGTTCTGATAATGTGCGAGGGAAACCTTGACGTCATTTCAATGTATCAGGCAGGCTTTAAAAATGCCGTAGCGACCTGCGGTACAGCCATAACGGATTCTCACGCAAGGAACATTGCGAATCTCGGCTTCAGGAAGGTCATTCTTGCGTATGACAGCGATGCCGCAGGACAGAAAGCTACCGCAAGAGCGATGAATATTCTTGACAAGGTAGGAATTTCCGCAAACGTGCTGACTATGCAGGGTGCAAAAGACCCCGACGAATATATCAAAAAGTTCGGCAAAGAGGCATTCCAGCTTCTGATTGACGGCAGTCAGTCGGGAATGGATTACGAGCTTAAAAAAATACGCTCAGAGACAGACCTCTCCGCACCCGGCGGAAAATCGGAATATCTTAAAAAAGCGGTCGGCTTTATAGCAAATATAAACAGCCCCATCGACCGTGCCGTGTACATTTCGACTATAGCACAGGAATGCGATGTAAACCGTGCAAATGTAGACATAGCTGTAAATCAGATTATCGCAAAGAGAAACAAGACACGGGAAAAGGATAATCGCCGTGCGATACTTAACGGCTCGGTAAACAGAGATAAGATCAATCCGGAAGCGTCACGCTATCCTGCTGAAACACAGGCGGAACGGGGTATCATAGCATATCTGTTCCACTCGCCCGACGCTCTGAAAAAAATAACCGATAAAATAAGCTCCGATGATTTTGTTACGGAGTTCAACAAACGGCTGTTTATCGATCTCACGGCAATGATCTCCTGCGGACTTTCAAATGACGTTTCAATGCTTGCCGATAGATATTCTGCGGAGGAAGTTGCGTCAATATACAAGCTGATACACGAAAACAATAATTTGCCATTCAGCGTTGAACGGCTGAACGATTATCTGAATGTGCTGATAAAATACAGAGATAAGAAGCAATCAAAAAGTGTTGCGGATATGTCGGAGGACGAACTCAGGCAATTCGCTGACAAAATAAAAAACAATAAATCATGACCGGAAGGTTTTGAAAGGAACGATAAATATGGCAGACAGCAAAATAAACGAACTCATTAATCACGGTAAGCAGAACGGTAAGCTCACAACGAAGGAGATAACCGATGTGCTTGAGGAGCTTGACTTTGATGCCGATGAAATCAACAAGCTCTATGACGATTTCGAAAGCAGCAATATCGAGATCGTCGATGACTTCTCTGCGGATGAAGACCTTGACAGTGCGCTTGACTTTACCGACAGCGACGATTTCGAGTCTTCTCTTTCATCTGAAGGCATCGCTATAGACGACCCTGTTAAAATCTATCTCAAGGAGATAGGCAGAGTGCCTCTGCTGACAGCGGAAGAAGAAATTGAGCTTGCTACCCGTATGGCACAGGGCGACAAGTATGCAAGAAAGCGTCTGAGCGAAGCAAACCTGCGACTTGTTGTAAGCATCGCAAAAAGATATGTCGGCAGAGGTATGCAGTTCCTCGATCTTATCCAGGAAGGTAATCTCGGACTTATCAAGGCAGTTGAAAAGTTTGATTATACAAAGGGATACAAGTTCTCGACCTACGCTACATGGTGGATAAGACAGGCAATCACACGTTCTATTGCAGACCAGGCAAGAACTATCAGAATCCCAGTTCATATGGTTGAAACCATAACAAAGGTAAAGAAGGTTTCAAGCCAGCTCCTGCACGAAAACGGTCACGAGCCTACACCTCAGGAAATTGCGGACAGACTCGGAATCACGGTTGACAGAGTAAGAGAAATACTCAGAATATCTCAGGATCCCGTTTCGCTTGAAACCCCTATCGGTGAAGAAGAAGACAGCCACTTAGGCGACTTCATTCCCGATGAGGATGCACCGGCACCCGCAGAAGCGGCATCAAGAACGCTTCTCAAGGAACAGCTGAGCGAAATTCTCGGTACGCTTACTCCCCGTGAAGAAAAGGTGCTTCGTCTGAGATTCGGTCTTGAAGACGGCAGACCGAGAACTCTTGAAGAAGTAGGTAAAGAGTTTGACGTTACAAGAGAGCGCATCAGACAGATAGAAGCAAAGGCTTTAAGAAAGCTGAGACACCCTTCGAGAAGCAAGAAGCTGAAGGATTTTCTGGACTGATAAGGAGTAAGAAATGCACATTACTCTGGAAACCGACTATGCTATCAGGATAGTTGATTTTATGGTAAAGAATGACGGCAGATTCGATGCAAAAGCGATTTCCGAAAAGACCTATGTGCCACAGACATTTGCTATGAAGATTCTTCGAAAGCTGGGAAATGCCGGTATAGTAAACTCGTACAAAGGCACTAAGGGCGGATATGAACTTGGCAGGTCGCCGTCTGAATTATCGCTGTATGACGTGGTAGAAGCGGTAGAGGGTACATATATGTTCAGCCGTTGCCTTGACGGGCATTATAACTGCAATCGTGCCGAAAACGGTCTTCCCTGCAATTATCGCATAGCGTTTGCCAGAATTTCCGATATAGTATGTGACGAGCTTAAAAAACTCACTTTTGATGATTTTACCGGAAAGGCTTGACAAGGCAAAATTGATATGCTATAATATATAGCGTTAAGTTTTGGAGTAACCGCCAAGAAGGAGAACAGTATGACGTATAAAGAGAGCTTTATTAAATTCATGGTTGACAGCGGAGTTCTTACATTCGGCGAGTTCACACTCAAGAGTGGCAGAAAAGCTCCCTACTTCATAAACACAGGCAACTACAAGACCGGCGCACAGCTTGCAAAGCTCGGTGAGTTCTATGCAGAGTGCATCCACGACAACGCCATTGAAGCCGATGTACTGTTCGGACCTGCCTACAAGGGTATTCCCCTTTCGGTAAGTGCTTGTGTGGCGCTGTTCAACAAGTTCGGCGTTGATGCAAGCTACTGCTTTGACAGAAAAGAGGTCAAGGATCACGGCGAAGGCGGTATGTTTGTAGGAAAACAGCTTGCCGACGGTGATAAGGTAGTTATCATAGAAGATGTAATGACATCGGGCAAGGCTTTAAGAGAAGTTCTTCCCAAGCTCAAGGGTGCAGCTGATGTAAATATAACGGCGATGGTAATAACAGTTGACCGTATGGAAAAAGCACTTGACAGTGATTTAAGCGCAGTACAGTCTGCCGACAAGGATTTCGGCGTAAAGGTTTACTCGATCGTTAATATCAATGACATAATCAGCGCCATTGAGAACGGCGTTATTGAGGGCAAGCAGTACCTTGACGCTATGAAGCAGTACCGCAGCACTTACGGCGTAGAATATTAATTGAATACTATTCCCTCTTGAAAAAGAGGGATAATATCGAGGTGTGGCTCAGTTTGGTAGAGCGCTGCGTTCGGGACGCAGAGGTCGCAAGTTCAAATCTTGTCACCTCGACCATATTTCTTTCAAACCGCATTTTTATGCGGTTTGTTTTTTACTCTACACGATTTTTACACGTTTTATAACAAAAAATCCCCCGACAGAGCCTTTTCTGCTCCACCGGGGGATTCTGTCATTTTACTTCTTTATGAGGTACTTAATATCGATCGGGCTCTGAATATCAAAAATATCGTTTGTATCCTTACCGAGTACAGCACGATTGCCGACAACTTCAGTGACTATCCAGATCTTTTCAAACAACCAGTCCTTAAGCGGATTCGTTTCGCCGTACCATGTAGCTCCCTGCTTTATCTGCACACGGTCGCCCTTGCGAATTTCTGCCGCAGGCTTGCTTTCAGCAGTCTTACCGCCTATATCAATAACTTTTACCCAGCCTGTCACTGCGCTACAGCCTTTCGGTGTGGTGATGCGGATCCTGCCGTTTAAAACATCATCAGCGGTGTGTATGTAATATGTGCCTGTCAGATGATTTGCGGGCTGTGATGTGGTTGACGAGCCATACAGTGCGGTATTTGACAGCTGTACAGCCTCACCTGCCTTGTATGTCTTTACCGTGGGTGTAGCGGGTTTTACCTGCTCAGATGGCTTGTCTGTAGCTTTTATATGCGTCTTATACCATTTTGCCGTTATCGCAGGATAATCTACAAAGCAAATATCCCCGTCAACGTCCTTGCCTGCGATACTGTCAATGCCCCACTGCCACATTTTCTGCCCGTAATCATACCCGCTCGGGTAGTCCGGGCTTTCGGTCCAGTGCGCAAGCCATATATCACGCTTTTCAACAATACGTTCCTTCTGATAGTAGCTTTCAAGCCACGCAGGATTTGCATACACTCCCGACGGAAGCCCTGCCTTATTCAGCCTGTCGCAGAACTCAAGCGCCATATCGGTTCTTTCCTTGCTTGTGAGGTTGTCGATCTGACGCTGTTCCTCCATGTCGCAGAACACGGGATATGACGGTTTTTCATCACCTATCGTCTTGATGCACGCATTTATCTGCCTGTCAAGCTCCTCCCTGTCAGTTGCCGTAACATACCAGTAACAGCCGAAGTCTATACCGAGTTTTCTGCACTGCTCGATATTGCGTCTGAAATAAGTGTCCTCGTCCGTGCATATGCCGGCACGGATAATTACAAACTTGACGCCTGCCGACGCAGCCGCCGTAAAATCGAACTGCTCCTGCGCCCTGCTGATGTCAATTCCCTTGATTTTTAGCATATTATTCTTCCTCGCTTTCGCTTTCCTTCTTCAGCTGAACCATTATATCTTTCAGCTTCTTCGGCACCGGAAGCCCCAGTGCGGCGGCATTCTCGATAATGCTGATACCCTCGTTTGCCATGTAGAACAACATCACGGCCGACATTGCGGCAGGCGTTCCACCGAGTATGTATGTATCGGCAATATGGCCAACTGCTACAAAGACCAGTATCAGAAACTTCTTTGCCAGACCTCTGAAACCAACCTCTGATGATAAGCGCTTTTCTATGATTGCCACAACCACACCTGTGATATAGTCCAGCGCCATAAACGCTATCAACGCCCAGAACAGCCCCGTAACCTCGCCGTACATAAAGCCTAAAACCGCTCCGACAGCACCTGCTATGCTGTCAATAATTATCTGTATCTTGCTCATTTTTTCGTCCTTTCCGCCTATTCGGCTAAAAAATCTTCTATTGCTATCATCTCGGCGGGTGTCAGAACGACATTCGTCGAGAGAATATCAATCTTTTCGGGTATATCAACATCAATGTTGAGCAGCTCCTCAAGCTCTGCATTGCAGACATCTACATTTTCAGGGCGAATAACGTATTTATCACCGTCCTGTTCGCCATATTTCTGCAAGAGCTTCTGCCTCTGCTCATTGTACAGCTTCGTTTCCTCATCTATTCTCCGTGCCAGCTTTGCCACAGCATACGACTGTATGACGGGCAGTTCCTTGCTCATCAGCTTGCTTATGACGGGGATTGCATTTACTACAGTTGATAACTTCATAGCTTCTCCTTACTCTGCGTCCTGGGCGGTATATACGGCAGTCTGGAACTCCGTATAATCCGCTCTGACTGTGGTTTTGTTTTCTTCGTACAGCACGGCGTTCGATACTGTCATGCTCATTGTTACGGTCTTGTCCGTCCTTATGGTAGCGCTGAAATACGCTACGGTCTGTTCGTTGCCCTCTCCGTCAGTGATATAGCTTGTACCGTCAAACTGTGTTGTTTTGTTACTTCTAAGCATAATTAACTCCTTTCGCTTAGTGCTTTTCTTAATCTTTTTATCTCATTCCACATCAGCGGAATAAACTGCTCATACGCAAGTGCGTATTGACTGCCATCGCCGTGTATATCGCAGAATCCTGCAAAATCATCTGTTGTAAGCCCGCATTTTTGCAATGCTGCAAGCACATCCTGTGCAATAAAGCCGTAGCTTTTAGCGGTCGATGAATCGCCATTGTAGAAAAATGATTTTCCATCAAGATAATCAAACAGATTTTCAGATCCGCTCGGCAAGCTGGCTATGTGGTTTTTCATACGGGCGTCGGATGAAACGGATATGGTACTTGAAGATGTCAGCGATGAACCTATCAACGATAAAGCTAAGTTAGAGTTGCCAACCACAATTTTTGATGGTGAACACGCCAGCAACCTGTTTGCACCATGATAAATTAATGACGGGTTCGAAGAATCGAAAAAGATGCCTTTTTTGAATGCAACATAATCGTTAAATACAGGCAACCATTTGTACACATCGGGAGATAAGCCACCTACCCCAGAGTAACCCGCAATACCAATTGAGCAAATAGTCTTATTTTCGTAACTGAAATAAATATCCGAAACATCTATACCACTGGAAAAGCGAGTTTTAACGTGAAAAGTGGAATTAAATCCATCGTTACTGCCTTTCCTTGAATCACAGCACACGCTGTATGCCGGCTGATAAGTGCTTTTATTAAGATGAGTTCGATAACCTATATCTATTTGTCCGTATAATCCTGCTGTGCCGATTTGATTAGTAGCCACTATGCCTATTCGTGTTACCCCATAGTTGCTGAAATCGGTTGATGTCGGTGCAATGTATCCAAGCTCTCTACCTAAGGAACAAAACTGTATTTGTCCGTTGTTCATTTCAGTTCCGTATTCCCCGTTATACGCAGAAAAACCTCCCAGAACGCTGATATTAACGCCAGCCGTTTCGTTTATTCCTTCTTTGTGATTTATTGTGTCCAGCCCGTTATACAGTGAATTATTGCTTATCGTAAATCCACCTATCGTTCCGCCCGTAGCTGTAATAGTGCCGGTGCTGCTTACTCTGAAGTATTTGCTGTCCCACTCCCCCGTTGCCAGCGACAGCTTCATACCGGTGCTGTTTGCAACATAGTTACTGCTCTTGATAACTCCGCCCACAATCACATCACCTTTGATTTCGGTATCCGCAATAATCTTCAAGGCCTCGCTTGTCAGTTCCATACTGCTTGCCGATGTTCCCGATTTCACAAGCCACGATATTTTGTCGGCTTTCTGCTCTACGGCGGAAACCTTCTGCGTTACGCTGTCATTTGTTGCATATGTGCTTTCAACAATTGCCTTAAATCCATCTACCGTTTGCTCAAGGCTTGACTGCTTGCTTGATAACGATGTTATTGCGGCTGTGGTGTCCTCAGGAGCAGGCGACCAATCCGTAGCCTTGTTTCCTTTCTCAAGTTTTATATTGCAAGCCTCAATCATGCCGTTTTTATCAAGTGCAAGCGCCACGCATTCGAGTTTTGCTATGTCGCTGTCGTTTATCGTCCACGTCTTCTCGTAATATATCCACTTATCCTTTTCTGTCTGACTGCTCACCGTCAGTGACAGGGCATGCAGCTTTTTATCATCTGCCGAGCGGAATCTCGCCATCACATAACCGTTTGCGTCAAGCCCGACATCGCTTCTGGCCTTTATCCACGCCGACAGAGTGTAGCTTGTGCCGACGTTAAAATCCGTCAGAAAGTGCCGCTTGTTCGTGCCAAAATATCGTGCATTGCCGGAATAGTCGGTTCTGGATATTGCAAGGCTATTTCCTGATATTCCGCCATCAACCGTTATTATAGTGTTACCGCTCCAGCCGTTTTTGATGTTCCCCGTGCTGTCATACAGCAGATTTCTTCCACCTATCTGTATACTGTCAACCGCCGACTTCGTGGCATACGTTTCTGAAACCATTGTCCGAAAGCCCGACAGGTCGCTTTCAAGAGCGGAAGTGCGGGTGCCGATACTGCCTATGCTTGCAGTCAGCTCCGTGAATTTTGCATTTATCGTCTGAGATGTTCCGTCTATGACAACCTTACTTGTATTAAGATAGGTGCTGTTGTCGGCATTGATACCGTCAATAACGCTCGAAATATCCAGCTTACTGCCGCTGATATGTGCATCATCAGCTACCATATCATTTTTGATAATGCCGCTCTTTATGCCGTCTTCGTGAAGTCCGTCATAAGAAGTAAACATTATCTTTCCGTTTGCATCGGTAACGTAAATGCCATAGTCGGATTTACCGTCCTCGCCTATCTGGACACGGACGGTATTATTTACGTCCTTGATCTGTATTGTGTTTCCGACTATCTGCAATTTTCCGCTGCTTGATTTTATCGTAAAATCATCGGTTTCGATGGTCTTTGACCGGAAGTTTGCGGCTGTAAGGTCCTTTATCAGCGCAGTCGCTATTTCCGCATTTTCGGCAGTCAGCTTTATAGATGTCAGTTCACCCGTGCCGGCTTTGCCCGACAGCAGAACATCTATGTTTGCAACATTGGATTTCAGTGATTTAAGCGTTGCCGTATCGGCCACAAGCTCATCTATATCCGCTTTCTTTGCATACAGCTGTTCAACATCTGCTTTCTTAGCCGTCAGATTGTCAATCGTGGCTATCTGTGCGGAAAGCTCGGTAATATCAGCCTTTGCGGCATATACGTTTTCGAGATTTGCAATCTGTGCATTAAGCTCTGTAATATCCGCTTTTTCGAGTAATGCTTGTTTTACGCTGATTATATCTGCGGTTATTCGTTCCGCCTGCTTCTGTGCAGGCGACTTATAGCTTTCGCCGCTGTCCGCAGACTGTTCTTCAGCCGGTGCTTCTATTGTCATAGACAGGCCGCCGTTATATGCCACGGAAATAGTAGCGGCAGGAATTTTCACAGTTTCTCCGCCGTAGGTTATGCTCACCATATCCCACGCATCTATCAGCATATTGCCAAGCCTTAACGGGATTTCACCCGTGCGGTATTTAAATCCGTTTAATGACTTCTGCACCGTGTTCAGCTGATTTTGAGTCATAAACAAGCAATCGTATGTTATCGCAGTGCCTGTGCCGGCTGTAAAATCTCCACACACCACACGTCCGACTGTAATATCGTCGGTAGCAACTGTGGGTGTATCATAGCAAAAATCGGACAATTGCACCGCCGTAGTATCAAACCACCTGAATACTATCTTGCCGGTACGGTCACAAACGGCAAATTTGCCGTACAGCCCTGCGATATATCCGATTATTTCACGGCAGGTATAGCCCTCCGGCTTGTCCTTTATCGTTACCGCCGTAAGCCCCGAAGTATTAAAGGCAACGCCGCACTTTGTCGCTATCTCAGACAGCATTTTCAGCGTTGTGGACGGGTATGCAAGGCTTGAAAAATAGCCTTTTTCCGTCTTTGCCATGTTATCCTCAAGCGTTACCGACAACAGTTCTCCGCTTTTCTCGATTTTCTTTACCGTAAGCACTCCCTGCGGTGCGTATTCTCCGTTCACGCCAAAATACAACGTGCAAGCGCTTCCCTTTCTGACCGTCGCAGGAAGTGCCGACAGCTCGACTTTTGCGTTTGCTATGACAGTTCCGCCCGGCACTATGCTCTCACTGCACGATCCGCCCGAATAGCTTACGCTGAACAGATCGTTCACCGTTACATTACCGAAATCCAGCTTACAGCAGTAGACAGGTTCTGCACTGTTCAATGCCGTCTTAAACTCATCCGAAACATTTGTATACAAACTATCACCTACCTTTCTATCAGATTTATTGACACGCTCTTGTAATAATAGCCGCTTCCTGCGTACAGCTTACCTGTGGCGGTGAGATCTGTACTGTATGCGGTTATCTCCTTATATTCGCCGTCATAGTCGAATTTTACGGCAAAATAATCGGGTTTATTCTCAAACAGATTACGCAGGCTCTTCACCTGCGCTTCTGTGAGAAAAGACCATTTAAGCTCTATCTTGTATTTCCAGCAAAGTATGCTTCCGACGGTTGTTCCTGCGGCATTTCTGCCGGTGTTTGGTTCCCACGTCTTGCATCGTGTGGCATTATAGCCGTCAATATCGGGCGGCGGGAGTAGAACACCCTTAACCCATATCAGATTTTTAGCCAAGCGCATTTACCCCCGTTCTGTATGTATTCTCCTTGTTCAGACGTACTATCAACCGGTAAAGCGTTTTACCGTCAACCTCACCCTTAGCGATAAGATTAAGACCTTTCAGAAACTCCAGTATCTCACGAAGCAGAAGTACGACTTCCGTCATATCTCCGCCTTCGCCGATTATGTCCTTGAGCTTTGACAGAGGCGCAATTACCTCCGGGTCTGTTCCTGCATTACGGTTATCACCGACCATTGCAAGCGTAGGCGCATACGCAAGACCGCCCTTTGCAAGTTTAGGTATCAGCGGAGGATTTTCAGGCATTGAGAAATGCCAGTCCTGACCGAACAAATCGCCTATTGCGCCTGCCACACCGCCGATAGCGTCAACTATACCCTTAACTGCGTTGTAAATGCCTGTCCAGAGCATATTAATACCGTCGATTATCAGATTGATAACGCCTTTGATCACGCCCCAGATTGTGTTCCAGATACCGCTGAAAAAGTCGCATATTCCCTGCCAAGCCTTATTCCAGTCGCCTGAAAATACACCTGTTATAAAGTCTATCAGTCCGCCGAAGGTCTTAATAATACCGCCGATTATATCGCCGATAGCGGTAAATACAGTGTCAAAAACGCCTTTGACCGCCGCCAGTACATTTTTTATCGTGGGCCCCAACGTTTTCACGAACCAATCGACAAACGGCTTTAGAAAATTCCATACTGCTTTTACGCAATCCACGATTTTTGCGACAACGGCAACGACCTTTACATAGACAGGCTTTATTGCTTTGTCCCACAGGGATTTTATAAGGTCACATACCCACTGTATAACGGGCTGTATCCACTCTTTATAGACCGTCAGCACTGTATCACCGACTGAAGTTATAAGCGACTGAATAGCTTCCATCATCGGTTCGCCATACTGCGACCATAGCTTTG